GCTAACTTCTTCCAAAACTACATTGGTACAACTAACGTTACAAACAATATGAGTGCAATCCACCCATCTACTAACGTTAAAGTGTTACCTACATTAGGTTTAGCAGGAAGTGGTAAAGTTGTTATTGGACCTGCATCTTATATGTTCTGCGGATTTGACTTAATGTCAGACCACGAGAAGATGGATGCATTCTGGTCAAGAGATTTTGATGTGTTGAAAATCAGAGCTAACTACTCTTACTCAGCAGCTATCGCTTCTTTCTCAGGTACAAACTACTTCGCAACAAACAACGTAGCATAGTAAAAAATTAAAAAAACTGAGGGGTGAAAGTCCCCTCATATTTAAAAAATAAACGAAAAAATTAATATAATATAATATGAGTTGTTTTATAACATCGGGAGCAGCGTTAGGTTGTTCAGATTCAATTGGTGGCGTAAAGAAAATTTACGTGGCTGGTCAATCAGGTTATACTTCTGGCTATACATATAATGCAGATGGTGCTATTACAGGTGCTACTGATAGTGGTGACGTTAGTTACTATGGTTTTGAGTTGAAGAGAAATACAAGTTCACTTGTACAAACTACAACTAAATCATACGAAAACGGTACTGTTTATTGGGAACAAGTTTTAACCGCGGTATTATTCAAGTATGATCAAGAGAAGAGAAACCAATTGAAGGTATTGGGTCAAAACGATAATTTACAGATTTTAGTAGTTGACCAAAACGATACAGTATATGTAATTGGTCAAGTAAACTATTCTTATTTATCAGGTGGTGACGCAAATACAGGTTTAGCTTTAGGTGACCGTAACGGATTTAATATGATCTTTACAGCACAAGAAAATGAGCCAGCAAGAGTATTGGAAGCACCGTCAGGTTACACGGGTACAACACCAGAAGCGTTAATCGCAGCTGTGTTTACTCAAAGTGCAATTGTAGGATAATATTCGGTTTTAGGACCATTTCTATATTCTCTAAAAAGAAAAGGGGGCTTTATGTCCCTTTTTTTTATGCAATACCTTTTCACCTAACTTTTTTTTATATTTAGTATATATAGACGCATCATATGATTATAATGAATAAAGGACAAGTGAATGAGTTGGTGTTAAACATCAATAACAATTCACGTACCGATTTTAGTGGATACACACTTACATTCTTACATATTCTATCTCAAGAAGAAAAATCATATACAATTAGTATCTCTAATCCAGCACAATTTGGTGAGAATATTAGATATTGTGAGATTGTATTAGACTTAACAACAAATGATTTGAACTATGAGGGACAATACCAATTAAAAATATATGGTAATGGTACTCAATTAGTTTATACGGGAATGGTACGTTTAAATGGAACGACCGAACAGGGTAATGACTTTGTTAGTTATGTATCACCTGACGAGGATAATAGTAATTACATATATATACAAGAATAATTATGAGTGAAGAAAAACAAAAATATCAATTAGGTAAAGTAAATTTTACACAAGAACCATTATTACCAATCTTTTCGGAGGTTTTTAATAACAAGGATTTTGTATTTTACGGTGAAAACAACCTAATGCCACAATATCTTATTTCAAGATATAATAACTGTGCAATACACAAAGCAATTGTTACCTCAAAGAAGGAACAAATTATGGGTGATGGTATTGTATCATTAAACAACCCAATGGCTACCGTTAATTTTATTAACGAAAGTGAAAATGTAACAGAGGTTATGGCCAAATGTGCATTGGATTTGGTACTCTTTGGTGGGTTTGCATTAAACGTTATTTGGTCAAAAGATAAAAAATCAATTGCTGAAATATATCATTTGGATTTTAGTAGAATCCGTTCAGGTAAAATTAATCCTGAGAAAGATAAGATTGAGATGTATTACTACTCGGCTGATTGGTCAAACATCAAGAAGTTCCCTGTAACAGCTTATCCAACGTTTTCACAAGATGATTCTGACCCATCTCAAATATTCTATTATAAATCATATTCACCATCTCAATCATACTATCCACATCCTGATTATTCAGGTGGTTTGGCATCAATTGAGATTGACGTTAATATCAAAGAATTTCACGCAAATAACCTAAAGAATGGTATGTTACCATCTCTTTGGATTAATATGAATAACGGTATCCCTGGCGATGAAGAACAACGTTTGGTTACACGTGCATTGGAAGCACAATTTACATCTGTAAACAATGCTGGTCGTCCTATCATCTCATTCAACGAGAGTAAGGAATTAGCACCTGAAATTACACAGATTGCAACAAGTGGTAACGATGGTTACTATCAAGCAATATATGACGATATAATCCGTTCAATTCTGTCTGCACATAGAATATCATCAGGTGAACTATTTGGTATCAGTACAGCAAACAAATTGGGGTCTAAAGACGAAATTAATACTCACATTGAGTATGTTCGTAAAACAGTTATTATGCCATACCAAAAACAATTATTATCAGTATTTGATAAATTGGTAAGTATGAAGTTCCAACAACCTACCTCATTTGAAATTAAACCTCTCTCCATATATGAAGCTGGTGACATTGTAGAACAACCTTTGGTAGAGAATAAACCAGAAACCCCAACACAAGTATAATATGGCTAATAAATTATTAATATCAGAAAATAAATTGAAGGCGTTCACCAACGTAAATAAAAACGTTGACATTGATACAATACGAGCTGAAATAGGTATTGCACAAGATATTCACCTTCAAAACTTATTGGGTACATTATTCTATGACCATTTATTAAACCAAGTATCTGCAACAGGTAATACATTCAATGCACAAGAATTAACATTGGTTAATGATTATATTGCTGATTATCTAATTCAAACTGCATATTACGAGATGATACCACATCTTCACGTAAGAACAATGAATAGGGGTCTTGTTGTTGGTGATATGGAATCAGCAAGAGGAGTTGATATGGAAACTATGAAGTATCTACGTACCATTCAGAAACAACGTGCTGATTTTTATATGATGAGACTACAAGATTATCTTATCACAGGACGTGGACAGAACAAATTCCCTCAATACAATAGTCAATCTACAATTGACGGTATGATTGCAAACCGATCAGATAAATATAATTCACCAATATATCTTAATCATACATCAAGATATGGTTATAGTTTAGCACAGACAATGAGAAACTTACAAGTTTACTCAGATCAAGCACACTATAATCCACCTTGTATGGATTGTGGATATTAATCAATAATATATGAACACAGAAATATTATTACTCATATCAAACGTATTAACAGGTATTGCAGCATTCTTCGTTGGTAAAAGACGTAGTGATGCTGAAACTGATAATCAAGTACTTAGAAACCTTGAATTGTCTATCGGTATATATGTAAAGATAATTGAGGACCTTAAGACGGAAATACAATCGTTAAATCTAAAAGTTCAAGAACTTGAAAAGAAGGTTGAAGAACTATACACAGAGAATAGAAAACTAAAACGACATAATGGACTTTAAACTACCCTACCCAACATCCGAGGAATTAACAACTACAACAAAACACAAATACTTTGCAAGAGTTGTACCGATGGATTTGGAAAAGAGATATAAAATAACACAACAAGAATATACCGCTTGGATTAGCAATAATTTCAATAGTATATTTTTAAACAATAAGGAATTAACATTCAAAGAATTTAAAAAACTTACAAAATGAAATTAGAAAACATTATCAAATTAAAATTTGGTGAAATAAAAAAACCAAAGAATGTAAATCTTGCAGAATATCCGTGGGATGAATGTGTTGCTGATCAATTGAAGAGAGGTTACTCAGAAGATAGTGCAAATAACATTTGTGGATGGATTAAAGCAAACTATCAAGAAATGGCTGAAGAAGATGGTTTAGAGAACGCTTGTTGGCCAGGTTACCAAGCAATTGGAACTAAAGAACTGGATGGTAAGACCGTTCCTAATTGTGTACCAGTTCAAGCATCTAAAGTAAAGAAAGAAGGATTCCCAATTCCATCACCTGAAGGTGAGGATGAGGACAAATATATCAGTAGATGTATTAGTGCAATTGTTGATGAATATCCTGAGGAAGGACAAGCATACGCTGTATGTAAGTCCAAATGGGATGAGAAGTAGTCACAAAACGTCTTAAAATAAAAAAACCCTCAGTCTAAAAGTCCGAGGGTTTCTTATGCTTTATACATTATAAAAATCGGTGGGGTTTGTTAGAGATGGCAATCAATAGAATATACAGAATATTAAAAACTCCCCCCACCTGTATAATAATACAAAAAATATTTTAAAAATCAAAATGTTTTTAAAAAAAAAGGTGGGAACACCAGCCCACCTAATTCTTTACTTACCAGTTCTTAAATGTTCGTGATACATCTTTAAACAAAAGTTCTCAAATGTAATACTATCATCGTGTACCTGAGTTACGTAAATTTCATATAGACCTTCGTAGTTGTCGGTCATATATTTCATAAATTCTTCCATTATACTGGTTCTTCAAATTTATTTTGGATATGTTCATCTATTTTAGATATTCTATCACCTAATTCCTTACTATAGCCGTTCTGACAATAGTCTACGATGACGTTGGTAATACCTAAAATTTCCTTAAGGGTTAGTGGTGTACCGATTGTTCTTTGATAATCTTGTACGAATTTAAGAGAGGATTGTCTAACAATGCTGTCTTGGGTTGTGTTGTTTGCCATCTTCTGTTTTGTTTAATTGTTAAATAAAGTATCATAATATCCCATTTTGGAAATAAACTCATCAGACATAGCATCCATATCTAATGTAATTTTACCATCAATATCAATAAATTTCATTTCCACACAAATCTTTTTTGGGATTAAAACAGGATTGATTGGTGGATTTTCATTTACTTGATAAATAACATTGTACGCACCTTTATCACTTCTAATCTTTTCACCAGTGTGAGTTAAATACCCTTGTGCTACTAAGGTACTTAACGCCCTACTAGCCACCGCATCTAACATCCTTTCACCAAAGAATTGTTCATAAAGTTCAATTAGTTTCCATCTCCATAGAGTTTTAACTTCTTTTGCTAACTCATATACTTTCATATTTTGAGAGTTGCATTTCTCCATACGTAGACGAAGTTCTTCGCCATTAATTTCTGTTGTGTTGTAATAAATTGCCATATCTGTTTTGTTTGATTGTTTAACAAAGATAAATACTTTCTTTTAGAAAAAAAAATATTTATCAAAAATTTTGAAATAAATCATTTTCTTCATATATTTACATTATAGTCCGTCTTCACAATATAGGACATTAAAGATTTTAAGGGTTGCCAAAGAAAACTGATGTGAAGACCAGTGAGTATTTGGTGACCCTTTTCTATTAAATTAAGATTATGGAAAACAGATTAACAATTGTAAAAAGTCCAAATCGTCCAATTCAATTGGATAAAGAATTATTACCTGATATAATTTATTCATTAGAATTATATTGTGGATTATTAACAAATGGTGGTAATGAAGATACATTAAAAGATGTTGATAAACTTAAAAAATTGATATTAAATTTAAAAGAATATGTCGACTAAACAAGAAGAACAATTCTTAATGGTACCATATACCATTTTGCAGAACAAAGAATTGAAGGATAGTGATAAGATGACACTTGCACTAATCTATTCATTTCACAATAATAACAAAGAGGTATATATATCCAATAATAAATTGGGTTATATGTTGGGAGTAAGTAGAACCACCGCAAGTGAACGAGTTACCAAATTGGAAACATTAGGTTATATTAAATGTGAAAGAGTAATGGTAAATGGTAAAGAAAGAAGAACTATCGTTCCATTGAAGATGGTCGATGAACCGAATAGGTTAGTCGGTACTCCGAACCCATTAGTCGGTAAACCGAACGGTATTAGTCGGTACTCCGACACTTCATTAGTCGGTGGAGTTGGCAGTATTATATACCCTATATTAAATAATGAATTAAATAAATTAC